TTCAAAGGACTTCTTGCCTACGTCATAGCTGCTTAGGCTAGGCATATCCCAGTGGTCACCAATGTGTATGATAACGTCAGGCTTCTTCTCTGCTGCGTACTCTCCAGCCCAGCGTAGATGCTCTGCCTTATCACCAGGTTTTACTTGTGTGTCTGGTATAACTAGATGCTTAGTCATTTTAAAACTCCTCTGCTAGATACCATGTAACACACTTTCTATTGCATGAACTACATACACGAGCCAGTCCTTGTTTAGCTAATCCTAAGTTTTTCAAGCCACGAAGTCTTCGGCTAAATATCTGACGTTGTTGGTGCATATCTCCCTCAGACAAATCAGCCAGTTCGCTACTTGTCAGTCCTTGATTATCAACTAAAATGTCATACACCATTGCTCTTTGTGTGTCCATAGCACCAGAACTAAACATCTGTTGCGCTGCTAACCTACTTGTCTCAGGGTCAGTGGGTCTATAAAACATTTCTACTTGGTTCATTTTTTACGCCTCTTACGTTCTGCGTTAGTCTTTGCAGTATGGCACTTGTGACACAGTACCTGATACCCTTCAGCTTCGATGAACATCCTCTCAATGTAGGTGTTCCAATCAATAAAGCCTACTTCTGGGTCTACTACTGGGTCTATGTGATCTACTGCTGCGTTGTTGCGTCTGCGTTTCTTTCCTTCTAGCGGTGGTAGAGTAGCTGGAGAGCCTTTGCCACACTTGGCACACTTGTACATCCCTCTAGCTACCCTAGCCGCTGACTTGACATCGTGCTTTACACCCCACTTAGCGTGAGCTTGTCTGAGTGCAGAGACGATAAAGGAGCGGAAACGCGCTTCTGTCCATCTTCCGTTATTCCTTGGTTTCATTGAAACTCCATACCTCACCTTCGTACCTACGTAGCCAGAGCATCCTACCATTCTCTATCACTCTGTCTTCGTCTCCATCGTACATTTCTACGCACTTGTCGTAGAGTTCCTGCTCAGTAACACAGTCCTTCAGAATCTTCTCTGACTTCTTCTCGCCAATACCTTTGATGCCTATGATGTTGTCAATCCTGTCACCCATCAGTATCTGGCGGTAGAAAAAGCGTAAGCCGTCCTCTGGCTTAACATAGTATTTACTCTTCTTAACAAAGTTATAATGCCAACCTGGAATCTGGTCAAAGTCCTTGTCTAGAGAAACCATGATGGCTTTATCACCGTGTAGTGTACCTGCTATGGCTATGGCATCGTCTGCCTCTTCTCCTTCAGTAACCACAGCAGCCCACTTGTCGATAAGGTGTTGGCGTAGTGCCTGTATATGCACGGGCTTTGCCTTATCTTTACGGTTTCCTTTGTACTCAGCAGTAACGGCATATTCCTTGCGGAAGTTTCCTTTGCCAGTGAGATACAGAACATAGTAGTCTGTTTCTTCGTCTACGTTGAGCTGCAACAGAATGTCTGAGACAAAGCCATCGATGGTGCTGATGGCCGTCTTCTCAGATTCTTCGTTGCATGACCAGCCTACACGATAGACTAGAATGTCTGCATCAATTAATATCACAGGGCTTCTTCCATATCTACTTCGACAAACTCTTCCTTGCCGCCATAGGGGATTAAGTCAGTGACTACTAGCTTGAACAGCTTAGGACTACGACCTGCCTGACCCGCTGGAGACTTCCAGTCGTAGTAGGACAGTACAGCCTTAGCTTTAGAGCCATTACCTATTAGGATGCCTGTAATCTCTTTACCGTCAGTGTCGTACACGCGGATAGGATGATTAGACTTTACAGTTACAAAGTCGCCTTGTCCTTCCTTGTTTCGGATACTCAAGCCCATCATCTCCAGAGCTTCTACTGCTGCTGAGGATAGCTGTGCTAGGTCTACTTGGTACTTACCTGACATGCGGTTTACCTCTTGTAGGCTAGACCACATCATCTCTGCGTTTACTGTTACTGGTTTTGCTTCACTCATAATATCACCTTTGATTGAATTGTTGCGTTTAAGTGCTGTTTTAGATCACAACTGATCTATGTATATTATACCATATTTCGTACACATTTGTCAATGCGTCTCTGCCCAGTTATTACCTACGTTGTATTCAGCATCAAGAGGGCAGCGCAGGTCTAACACTTCTCCTGCTTTCTTGATGGCTCGTACTGCTGCTTTGCCTACTACATCAGCAAAATTCTCTGGTACTTCTATCTGAAACTCGTCATGCACGTTAGCTACTAGCTTGTACGGAATAGCGTACGTGTCTAGTGACTCTACCATCAACACCAGTGCCTGCTTCATAACTATAGCGCCTGCACCCTGTAGCAGCGTGTTAAGTGCTGCATGCTCTGACCTGACCCGTAAGCGCCTACCGTCCAAACCTGGAAGTGTACCGCCTGCTGAGAACTTAGATACACGCTCTCGTAGCCTAGCCAGTGCTGGTGTGTTGCGTAGGAAGGAATCTGTAAGCTGTTGTCCTTCTTTGTAGCCACCTCCTACTATCTGACCTATCTTAGCTGGCCCTGCACCGTACAGGAAGGCATAGATGAAAGTCTTGGCTTGGTTGCGGTCAGTGAGTCCTGCTGCTTTCATATTAGCTGTGTGGATGTCACCGCTGAGTATTTCGTTGGTGTAGTTCTCGTCACGCATGTAATGTGCAAGCATACGCAGCTCTAAGCCGCTGGCATCACAGCCTACTAGCTTGTGGTGCTCAGGCACAGTCCAGAATGATCTACACTCTCTACCATACGGTGCAGACACAGAAGGTACTTGTGCCAGATTAGGGCTGTGGTGCGTCATACGGCCTGTTACAGCGCCATTGGTGATAACCCTACCATGTACCCTGCCGTCCTTCTCGTGAGTTAACCAAGAGTCTATCTGTGCTGCTCTCTTCTGTAGCATCAGGTACTCGTAGATCATCTTAGCTTCAGGGATGTCGATGCCTTCCAGCACCTTCTCATTAACAATGATAGCTCCCTTCTCAGTCTGTAACTTAAACTTAACACCTACACCTTCTAGCCTCTCTGCAATCTGCTTACGAGAGCCTACGTTAAACTCAGTCACCTTGTCCTTCAGTCTCTTGCCTGTCTTCTCGCTCCAGCGTTCCTCCACTATAGGTGGAAACACTTTCTGTAGCTCCGCTGTTATCGTCCTCATCTTGTGAGTTATGTCTTGCCATAGTGAAGTAGCTGCTTCTACGTCTAGCATGAAGCCGTTGCGCTCCTGCTGAGCCGTAATGGTGTACACCTTCTCTTCTAAATCTACGCACTGCTGTTTAAACTCCTCTCGCTTCAGTGTGTCTGTTAAATGCTTATACAGCCTTGTGGTTAGTGCTACGTCCTGCCTACAATACTCCACCATTTCATCAGACAGTCCACCGTCATAGTCGTGGAAGTCTATCTTGTGGTCGCCAAAGCGTTTGCCCCAAGAGTCCAGACTATGTCCACCCTCCATAGACGGGTTCCAGAGCCTGCTGAGCACTAGCGTATCCTTTAGCTTCTCTGTAGGTATCTGTAGTGACCACTGCTTCTCTAGCACTGGCGCATCGAAACCTATGATGTTGTGACCAATAACGCCTTCTGAGTCACGAAGCAGAGGCTCCAGAGTCTCAGCAGAGTAGTGCTCTAGCATCTCACCAGTCTCAACGTTCTGAGTTACTGCTATCCAGATAGTGTCGTGGCTGGTGTTGGTTTCTATATCCAGCGTAATCAACATAATACTGCCTCGCTGCGTTTGCTTTATTACTGTGTTTGTCGAAAGGGTTTAGTCTGCTCAGTTCAGCCTTACTCTCCTGAACTGTCATTACCCAAGTTCCAATCTTGCTCATATTCTTGGCTCTCCAATACTGTGTCAGATTCACTTCTCAGATCATCTCTGTCAATGGTAGCAATGTCATCCTCAGTGTAAAAGAAGCAGTCATTGCACAAATCTAAAAACTCTCCTGTCTCAGCAGATTTCCTTGTAGACTCAAAGTCCGATAAATTCTTGTTACACGCTATGCATCTCATTTATAATCCCTCTTCCTTAACTTCTACCATTCTACCTGTTTTCTGGTCAAATAACAACCCTCCAGCTGGCCCTGTAGTACCACAGAAGCGGTTCTTCAGCACTCTGACATTGGTTGTATTCCTCTCTATTGGGTCTTCAGCCTGACCATTCCTCTCTAGTCCTATCACCATGTCTGAGAGCTGTGCAATGGAAGCAGAGCCTCTGAGCTGTGACAGACTACTAGCAGCGCCTTCCTCGTGGCCTTTACCGTCTGGTCTTTTCAGGTGACTCACCATAAACAGTGTGATACCAGTCTCTTGAACCAACATTCGCAGCTTGGTGCAGATTTCATCCAGCGCCTTCCTCTCGTCACCGTTGCTCTGTGCAGATACAACAATACTAACGTGGTCTAGGAACAGGAACTTGGTGTCCAGCGCCTTAGCCATGTAGCGACAGCGAGCTATGATGTTGTCTATGCTGGTAGAACCGAAGTGGTCGAACATAAACAGTCTCTGAGTGCCCATGGTAGCCTCAAAAGCCTCCCAGCGTTCCTCCTCAGTGCTTTCAATATCAGGTAGGTGCAAGGGCTTGTTAGCCGCCAGTGACATTAGAGACAGTGCAGTCTTACGTGCGTTCTCTTCTAGGAATAGTAAGCCTATGTTCTCCTCAGAGTGTTTCAGGATGTGCCACACTATCTCTCTGACAAACTGTGACTTACCTAGTCCAGAGCCTGCTGTGATGGTGACTAGCTCTGCCTCTCTGATACCGTAGGTTAGCTTGTTCAGGCTCTCCCAAGGGTACATTACAGCAGACTTCTCTACTGGCCTGTTCACTTCATCCCAGAGACTAGCGCCATTGATGATACCATCAGGTACAAACTTCTCTGCTCCCCAGAAGGCAGCAATGTATGCTTTGGAGTCATTAGCGGCTAGGTAGTCGCAAGCATCCTTGTACTGTGGTGGGTTCTTCATAATGGCTGACTTGCCACCAAACAGCTCTGCAATCTCTCGCGCAGCCTTCTGACCAGGTTCGTCAGAGTCCATAGATATGACAATGGCATCGAAGCTGTCTAGCCATTCATAGGCTGCTTTACAGTCCTTTAGAGCGCCGCTAGCGCCATTCCTAACAGATACTACTGGGTACTTGCT